ATTGTTAAAGCTGAATCACGAGATCGCAGATCTCCCGTGTTGGACTGAGGACAGCATCCGACTGCGTGCAGGCCGATTGGCAGATCTCGCAATCAAGATCTGGCCGCAGATATCGGCTGATTCTCGTCCTACCTGAGGAGCCCACGTAAAGCCTGTTGTTTCACCACGCAAAGCACGCCAATCGCCGCGTCGTGCCCAAGCTGGGGCTGAGATTTAGATTTGCACGTTCTTACCCGAAACGGTGGTGCAACGGAACGCGAAGGCGGAATGGCGTTGACTCCGCGGTAGGCTAACGGCTAGGCTTCCGGGGAATAGCTATTGGCTTCCTATTTCACCAACTCCATAAGCCTCGCGTAGCTGTTCACCACGTCGTACTTGACCTGGTCGGACGTGATCTTGCTGAAGAACTTGCGGGCGCAATCGATCTTGCATTCCTCGATCTTTCTGAGATCCATGGAGGACAGAGATCCCTTGGTTTCGGCGATGAAGTATACGTGCTTCACCGCGCCCTCCTGAAATGCAATAGCCCAATCGGGGCTGTAGTCCCCCACCGGAGTCGGAATGAAGAACGTCCGGGGCAGCTTGGCGTAAACCACGACGTCGGTTCCCGTGTCGAGTTCCCGGACAAACTCCCGTTCGTTCGCGGAATCCGTGAACACGTAATCGTAAATGTGGCGGCCGGTCTTGACCGCTTTACTGAAATCCTCTTTTGGCTTTTCCTGGGTGAAAATGTCCAGGGTGTGGCTGTCTTCCACCGGGTCATAAGCGAGATGCTCCACAATGACGGTGGCCTTTTGCTCGTTGATGAGGCGGGCCGCCTTCAGCATGAAGTCTTCCGGATTTATGCGGTACTGGCTGAAAACCGCGACGTTGATGCCTTGGAGAATGCTGCCGATGGTGCGCCGCGTGAGCTTCGTCTGTTCGGCCAGTTTGCCGATGAGGTCGTACTTGACGCTGGACTGGATGGAAGCCATCAGCGCGCCGGTCTCCGTCTCCTGCAACCTGAACGCCTGCCCTTGCTGGACCTCGTCGTAGGTGGCTGTGGCGGTCTGTTCGCCGCGTTGCACCGTGTATTGGAGCGGGCTGACCTTCAGTTCCTTTTCGATTGCGCCGACGCACTTCCCCACCAGCTCAGGGGTCTCGAACTGCACGGTATACGCCGCCTTTCGGTTGATGCGGCCCCACAGCTCCTGGAACTCTCTTTTCTTGAAATTGGCGTTGAGCGGGTTCACTCTGGCCTTGCGCTCATCGTCTATTCCCGGAAGCAGGGCATCGCTGAAAACGCCGTCGATGAGTTGAAATACCTGGGGTGCGTGACGCTCCAATTCCGGCGGGAGCGCCGCCAGTCGGCCCTCGCTCTTGGCTTCGTGATATTCGGGCGTGATCTGGTCGGTGTTGTCCGTGTAGTCGTTTTTGACAAGGTACCGGTAGATGGCCTTGGCCATCTGCGGCGTCACGGTGACGTCCGCGTTTTCCGTCTTGAATATCTTGCCCGTAAAATACGCTTCATCCGCTTTCCGCGGGCGCGCCGAGAGCGTGTCTTTGATATCGCGTTGCAGCGCGGCAACGAAGTCCTTGTAGCTCTCGCTGGCCACCACGGTAAGCACGTTGACCTGGTGCACGGTGGCCGCATTGTCCATGCGGTCGCCGTCCTGGTTGACGGAAAGCCGGAGACCGCGGCCGACCTCCTGGCGGCGGGAGACGGTGTTGTCGCTGTGCTTGAGCGCGCAGATAACGAACACGTTTGGGTTGTCCCATCCTTCTCGTAGCGCGGAGTGCGAAAAGATGAAGCGCACAGGCTCCTCAAATGAGAGCAGACGGCGCTTGTTTTTCAGGATCAGGTCGTAGGCATCCACGTCGTCGGTTTCCGTCGAGCGCGCGGCAGTGTTCGGATTCACCAGGCGTTTGCTCTTCTTATCGATGGAGAAGTAGCCTTCGTGCGTTTTAGATGCTTCAATCGCCTTCAGATAGTGGTTGTATGGCGAGTCCTCCAGCGTGAGCGCCTCGTTGAGCTGGCGGTTGTATTCTTCCTCGAAGACTTGCGCGTATTCGCCGGGCTGCTCGCCGGCCTCGTCGTAGCGGCGGTACTTGGCCACTTCGTCGATGAAGAAGAGCGACAGCACCTTGATCCCCTGGGAGTACAGCGTCTGCTCCTTGTCGAAGTGCGCCTTGACGGCCTCACGGATTTGGATGCGGCGTAGGGCACCTTCATTCACGTCGCCTGTGGCCTCGCCCGCCTGGAGCACGACACCGTTGGTGAAGCTCAAGGTGTTGTCGAGGGCGTTGATATCGGCGACGACGAACCCTTTGTACTGTTCCAGGCCGCCGGACGTTTCGTGGAGGTTATTATTGCGGCCGAGTTTGCGCAGTTCGCGCTTGATGCCTCCGGCGTGTCGGATTTCGAGTTCCACGCGGGCTTCAGGCGGCTTGCTGGTGGAGACCTGAATGGATTCGAGATACAGATAGGCGTTGGTCCCGGCAAGGCCCTTCACGGAGATGCCCCGCACCGCGATTTTCTTTACCAATTTCTGGTTATAGGCATCGAGCGCGTCGAGGCGGTAAACCTTGTTGTGCTCCTGTTTATGGGTCGCCGAGTAGCGCAGGATCATCAAAGGAGTGAACTCCTTGAGCGACTCGACGGTTCTCGCGCCCTCCATCTTCTGTGGCTCGTCGAGGATGAGGATCGGGCGGTTGCGCTTGATGACGTCGATGGGGCGGCGGGACTGGAAATCGTCCAGTTCCTCGTAGATGCGGCGGGCGTCCTGGCCGCGGGCGTTGAACGCCTGGACGTTGATGATCATGACGTTGACGCCGGCGTCCGAAGAAAAGCTTTCCAGATTGTGCAGTTGCTTGGAATTGTAGATAAACGGGCGGGCGCGCTTGCCGTACTGCTCCAGAAAGTGATCCGCGGTGTCCTGGAAGGATTGGGAAACGCCTTCCCGGATAGCGATGCTGGGGACCACCACGATGAACTTGCTCCAGCCGTAACGCTGGTTCAGCTCGAACATCGTTTTGATGTAGCAGTAGGTCTTGCCGGTGCCCGTCTCCATTTCAATGTCGAGGTTCACCGGGCAGACGGACGTGCTTTTCAGGCTGCTGGAAAGCGGAAGGTTGTGGCGCTGCTGGACGGCGTGGATGTTCTTCAACACTTCCGTGAGCGGCAACACGAGGTCGCTGTTTTTGAAACCGGTCTGGTCAAGATCGGCAAGCATCTGCCCGGTGGCTTCGACCTCCCGGCCTGGGTCGATCCGGTAGCCGATCCCGCTCGCGAAGGGTTGGCCAGCAAAGCAATCGGCAACCGCCATGACGGCGTCGGTCTGGAAGCCCTGCTGTTTGAATTTGAGTTTCATGGCTTAGAGCGACTTGATTTCCGTGCTCGGGCTGAGGAGCTTGAAGATCTGCTCCACGTTGATCTTGACGCTGTCGCTGCCATAGCTGCTGTCGCGAAAGACGGCGCGCAGCGGCTTGCGTTTGGCAAGTTCCTTTACCAGGTCCTCGTTGATATCGGCGTCGAAGCAGGCGGCAAGAGCGTTGCCATCGACGAAGAAGACCGTCTTGCCCGCGAGGGTCTCGGTGGCGATAGGCAGAGCGAGGTCGACACCCCAGTCCACTAGCACCTGGAACAAGAGATCTTCCGGAGTGCGATCTTCGCAGATGTTATCGAGGTGCGCGAGGAGGTCCGCTTGCTTGATGGCGTCCGGGGCGTAGTAGACGTCCTTCATGTTGGACGTGTCGATCTTGAGGACGCGGAAGCCGACATCGAGGTCGGGGGCGGTGATGGCTGACTCCAATTTGATTTTAGCGCCCGCGCGGCGGATGCGTTCCTTCGCGATGTCGGCGATGGTTCGCATAGCATCGCCTGGGGGCGGCGTCGGCACAATCGGCTCCGGCAATTGGACGAGAATCGTCTTGCGGTTGCCGGTGTCCTCTGCGTTTAGCGCGATTGCCGCGTGCATCGTGGAGCCTGAACCCGCGAAGAAATCCATCACTACGGCGTTCTCATTCGGGAGGGTTGACAGTTGGAGAATCCGCTTCAGCAGACGTGTCGGCTTTGGCGTATCGAACATTGAATCCGAATTAGGAAACGCAACGGCGGCTAGCAATTCCTTTTTGGCTTCCTGAGTATGGCCGACTTCGTCATACCCCCAGAGCGTCTGCGGGACACGGCCGGTCTTGACTTCGCTGAGGAAACGCTTTAGGCGCGGAACGTTGCTGCCGTCGGCGCCCCACCAGATGCGTTTGTCCCGGTCAAGTTCTTCTAACTTATTAGACGAGACACGCCAATAGGTGCCCGGCGGCGGACCGTCGAGATGGCGACCTGACGGCGTGGTTACAGAATAAGTTCCGTCACCGTAGAAGTTTCTCGCGGAGAGATCGCCCGATGTCCACGGTCCGCGAGGGTCGTCGTCCGGGTTGGCATACCGGGCGTCCATCTCACCCGTTCTTGGGAGGAGCGATGGCTTCCACTCCTCTGCGTTTCTCGCGTAAACGACGATGTAGTCGTGGTCCTCAGAAAACTGTCGCGCTGAATTCTTCGGCGAGAACACCTTTTGCCAGATGATCGTTGCAACGAAGTTGTCCGCTCCGAAGGCTTCGTTCATGATCATCCGCAGGTTGTAAATCTCGTGATCGGCGATGCTGACGAAAATAGCCCCATCGCGCGCCAAGAGATTCTTCGCCAATCGTAATCGCGGATAGAGCATCGTGAGCCAGTCAGAATGGAATCGCCCGTTTGCCTCTGTGTTCGCCACCATGCGGTTGCCCACTTCGTCTTTCTGATTCGACCGCTCGAAGTAGCTCTCCGTGTCCTCCGCAAAGTCATCGTCATAAATGAAATCGTTCCCCGTGTTGTACGGCGGGTCGATGTAAATCAGCTTCACCTTATTCAGGTACGTCTCCTGAAGCAGCTTCAGCGCGTCAAGGTTGTCGCCTTCGATGAAGAGATTGCGGGTCGTGTCGAAATCCACGCTCTCCTCGCGGCAGGGGCGGAGGGTCTTCGCAATGGGCGCGTTCGCTGCGAGCAACGCCTCCCGTTTGCCGGGCCAGTCGAGGTGATAGCGCTCGCGCGGCCCCTCCACAATCGAGGTAGAGAGTTCCTGGCGGAGCTGATCGAAGTCCACGGCCCTGGTGAGCGTGCCGTTTTCGTCGCGCGCCTCGGTGATGCAGTTGGGAAATAGGGCGGCAATCTTCTCGATGTTCTCGGCGGTAAGGTCGGGCGTGTGGAGCTTGAGTTTATCCATGATTACGGTTCCAGAAGCTGGTCGAGCTCGGCTTTGCGGCACCGCAACTCGGCGTTGATTTCAACTTTACGATTGAATTGGACTTCCTGGCGGATGCGCGCCTCCAGGCGCTTGCATTCATTCTCTTTCATTCGGATGAGCCGGGCGCGTTCCACTTGGGCTTGGATCGGCTCACCCGCACGCGGCGCAAGGGGCAGGAGGCATCGCAGCATCTGCTCATAGAGTCCGGCCAGGTCAAGGGCCACGGGCAAAGGCGGGCGGGCGCTGCCGGCCGGCTGCCAGTCCGATTCGAAGTAGACATCCACCACGGGCTTGGACACGTCGGCACCGCTAGGGCGCTTGTAGGCTGCGGTGGACTTCACGCGACCGTCAAAGGTCAGGTCGAAGAAGATAGGCGACGGGATGGCGCGGTCCATGGCGCGGAGGACATCCTCGGCCAACTCGGCGGTTTTGAGGGCGATCACGAAAATCTGAATTTCCTGAACGCCCTGGCGGGCGGGGAGGTTAACCGTTTCAGGCGAAAGCTTATACTTCCAGACGATCTCGGCCACCTGCGAAACAAAGCGGTTGCGCACGGCGCGGGTGGGCTTGGCAAAGGCGTAGATCTTCGCTTTCGGAACGATGCGGTTGAACTCGGCCTGTTTTGGATAGTCAAACATGGCGGTGTTCACGTGACTGCCTGGACGACCAGGAAGGCGATGAGTTCGAAGTCGTCGAGGCCGGCGATAGGGCTGACCAGCGCACTGGTTTTGGGGCTGGTGAATAGGCTGTCGAGGTCCTTCTCCTCCTTGAGGTCGACCATGGACCGTATCGCCTGGGCCAGCAGTTCGGAGTAGGGCTGCATCTCGCGGCCGTCCTGAGTGGCGAGGTTGAAAGGCCGGTACGCCTCGGAGATTGGGTCGCCACGTCCTTTGCAGGCAGTGCGCAACAGATCGAGCACGCGCTTCACCTCGGTGTGATTGACGATCACGCGCGGCGGTTGCCGGGGTGCGCCGCTGGCGATGTAAATGAGGTAGTAAGGATGCAGTCGGTTTTGACGGTCGATGTTGACGCTCTGGTTTCGATTTCGAAGCGTGAAGATGACGCCCGGCGGAAGGCCGCGCTCGGGGTCGGCGGGGACGACGGCATGCATGCCGCTGGGGACGCCGGCAAGGTCGCCGTTGATCTTGAGGTAACTCAGCAGGTCCATGCGGAAGTCATTGAGTCCGAGGTCGGTGATGGATACGCCAGTTTTCAGGTCTTCCATCTCGATGACTTCCTCTTGCAGGCGGCGGAGTTGTTCCTTGCGGTAGGAGAGGTCGTTGGCTTTGCTGTTGAGGACGTTATCGTCGCCTGTGGCCGTGACATCGGCAATCACCATGCGGTTTTCGACGCGCTCCTTGAGGTTGATGTACTCGTCGAGTGTGATGTCGGGCCAGTAGTTGACAAGCTGGATGCACGTGTTGCGGGAGCCGATACGGTCAATGCGGCCGAATCGCTGGATGATGCGGACCGGGTTCCAGTGGATGTCGTAGTTAATCAGGTAATCGCAGTCTTGCAGGTTCTGGCCTTCGGAGATACAGTCGGTGCCGATGAGGACGTCGATTTCGCCGGGCTCCTCGGGCATGATAGCGGCTTTCTCCTTGGATAGAGGGGAGAAAAGGGTCAGGAGGGACTGGAAATCGTAGCCGCGGCCCAGCGTGGATTTAGGCGTGTCGGTGCCTGTGACGCGCCCGGTGTGGAGACGTTGGTGAGCGAGGATCGTGGCGGCGAGGTTTTCGTACAGGTAATTGGCGGTGTCGGCAAAGGCAGTGAAGATAAGAATCTTGCGGTTGCCGGGGTTGATAGGGGATGCGAGCTTGCTGAGGATCTGCGTTTTGAGGTGCTGGAGCTTGGCATCGTCGGACGGGGCGATCTTCTGCATTTCACCGTATAGGCCTTCGATGAGGGCAAGATCGCCGCGCAGGTCGTGCTCCCAGGCGGGCAGATCCATATCGGACAGGCGAATCTGGACTTTACCGCCAATCTGCCCACCGTCCTCTTCATCGCCGGTTGCGGCCAGGTCGTTCTCGTCGTCGGGTTCGGCATTCTCCAATTTCGAGGAATCGTCTGTGAACGTGGCGTCGCTCCCGGTCTTCTTATGCGCGTCGATCTTGGCGAGAGTCGCGAGGTGCTTATTGGCTAACCGCTGCAAGGTGAGCCGGAACGATTCGACGGAACTCTCCAGGCGCTTAAGCAGATTCACGGTCATGAGGGCTTGCAGGCTTTGCTCGCGGTCAAGCTGTTTGAACCTGCTACCGCCCTTGACCTCGGTATCGTAGAGGTCCTCATACTTGGGCAGGCGGCTAGGGAGAATGTAGCTGACCGGCGCAAAGACGCAGAGCTTCAATAACGAGAGCTGACTGAAGATATCGTTGAAGCCGATGACGTCGGGCCGATAAGTGAGGGGGCAATGGACCGAGACGGGCTTCAGGCGCTCGGGAAACTTGCCGATGTCCTTCGTATCGTAGAACGTCTCGATGTGCTTCCGGGAGCGGGCGATGGTGACCGAATCGAGCAATTCGAAAAAGTCGAAGTCGAGGGCGCCGAGGATGGCGGCGGGGGTGCGCGCCTCCGGCGGAAGGGTAGACCAGGCATTGAAAGTAGCCTGGGCGCGGCGGAAGATTTCGTTGATGTCCTTGCCGGTACGCAGCTTCGGGGCCAGATTGCCGGGTTCGCCCTCGTAGGCCAGGGCGAGCTGGTTGCGCAGGTCGCTGAACCGATTGTTGACGGGCGTCGCGGAAAGCATCAGGACCTTGGTCTTGACGCCTTCCCGGATGACGGCGTTCATCAGCTTCTGGTAGCGCGTCTCGCGATCCTTGAAGACTTCGTTGTTGCGGAAGTTGTGGGACTCGTCGATAACGACCAGATCGTAGTTGCCCCAGTTGATGCGGTTGAGTGGAACGCCGAAGGAGTACCCGCTGGTGCGCTGTAAGTCGGTGTGGCAGAGCACGTCGTAACTGAAGCGGTCCTTGGCGAAAATGTTCGTCTTCAGGTTGCGATTGTAGTTCAGCCAATTGTCTGCGAGTTTCTTGGGGCAGAGCACGAGCACGGAGCGGTTGCGCAGCTCGTAATACTTGATGACGGCCAGCGCCGTGAAGGTCTTGCCCAGGCCGACGCTATCGGCCAGGATGCAGCCGCTGTACGTTTCGAGCTTGTTTATGATCCCCGTGGCGGCATCGCGCTGGAAGTTGAAGAGCTTCTGCCAGATGGCACTGTCCTGATACCCGGTGAGATCGTTGGGCAGAACGTCTTCGTTGATGTCCTCTAGGAACTCGTCGAAGATGTGGTACAGGATCAGGAAGTAAATGCGTTCGGGCGAGTTCTCCTGATAGACCGCTGCGATGTGATCGCAGAGGAGGGCGGTGACGTCTTCGAGCTTTTCCTTGTCGTTCCAGATTTGATCGAACAGGTTGATGTAGGTGGTGGTGATGAGCGGCTCGTCCATCCGGTTCACCATATTCGAGACGGCGTTGCCCTGCTGGTAACCGAGATCGACGGCGGTGAAGCCATGTAGTGGCATGTAGATGGCTTCGTCCGCGCGGCCGCGCAGGCATGCAAACTGCTGCATGGGGGCCTTGGTGCGGTTCGAGCGGAAGGCGGTCTTGCGCCGCATCCAGGCGGCGCATTCCTTGGCGATGGCGCGCTGGGTGAGTTTATTCTTTAGACGAATTTCAAATTCGGTACCGTAGAAACCGCGCTCCCGTTCAAGTTTCGGGATGTGGAATTCGCGGCGCTCGCGGCGGACCGGGTCGGTGACCTCGTTCGGGACGAAGGTGGGGCTGGTGAAGATGAACTCCAGGGAGTCGATCTGTTCCAACTCCGCCTTGAGGGCCTCAAACGCGTAAATCGAGAAGCAGGAGGCCGCAATCTTCAGCTTGGCGCCCGGCGTTATCGATTGCTTGAGGTTGTCCCCGAGCAGGCGGTTGATGTTGTCGATGATCTCCATTGGCAATGGGCGACGGTGAGTAATGGTCTGGCCGCGACCGAAAACTCCTCGGAACGCCTATTCTCCCTCATTACGTCAGCGGGTGGGTTCGTGAGCGGATCGAAGCCCCGACTTCGCCGGTTGACCCAGAACCCCGACTCTACGGCGGGATCGGTCGGTGCGCCCCACCTTAACCCAGGCAATCCTGCAAATGGCGGGCATCGCTTTCGGTCTTGGAAGTGAGGCGGATTGTGGGAATGGTGTAGACGTAGGATCTGAAAGGGCAAAGCACGTACCAGGCGAAGTAGCACAGATGTCCCTGTGGCAGTGCCAGATCCCGGAAGCGTGGCGAGAGAAACCACGGGGCCGAGCGCCGCCCCATGGCCATCGGGTATAATGGCCCCAGCCCAAAGTCTTGGATAAAGGGGCTTCGGGCTTCAGCGTTGATCGATACTAAGCCAACTACGGACGGTGGCAGCCGCTCCATCGAATGGCCCTACTCGAAGTGTACGACAGGAGCGTAGGCCATGGCTAATCTGCGAATTCAAGTAGAGATCCAGAAGGGAATCAGGGGCGTTCCACTGGGCAAGCTTGCTGAGATCGTCGGCGATCTTCAGCGATTCCTCGGCATGCTTAACGATGACCTTGGCCTCAACGCTGCCGGCGACAAGTGGATTGGTCTCGATTTTGAAAATGGATCACTGTCGTTCGTCGCGGAGAAGGCTGATCCGGTAACGGTCGAACAGGTAGTTGAATTCAACACCGCATTCGCCAGCATTGCCGAGAGACGCCCGGCGCCCGCGATCCGCAGGGCTACTATTGCCCAATACGCGAAAATCGCGAATCCCATAGATCCAGAGGAGGCCGTATCGTTTCAGTTATACGCTCCGCCCTCCGAGCCAGAGGAAGAAGATTCGAGCGCTGACGACGAATGGGTGTCTGAATCGGAATACAGACACGGGCTTCCGGCCCTGGTTCCGCTGCGGCGCTTTGATCTCACGAAGTCCGAAGCTACGGCAATTCAATCGGAAGTCCAAGGGTCCGTCCGGGCGTACGGCGCTCTTCAAGGAAGAATCCATTCCCTATTTCTTGGGTCTCAACCTGCGTATTTCAACCTGAGGGAATTGTCCACCGGCGCGTTAGTGAAATGCGTATACAAGCCGGAGATATATCCAGCAATTGCTACGGCGCTTCAGCGGAGAAATGCCGTCCTTCACGTCTACGGATACACTGAGACGGATCTAGTTCAGCGAAAGCTGGAAGACATGGATGTTGTTAGAGTGGATCTGGCCGCCGTTGTGACGGACGAAGAATTCGACAATTTGTTTGGGTCAATCCCGCGATTCACTGGACAATTGACCACCCAGGAATTCATCAACTATGCGAGGGGGCGTGGCAACTAGCCGTAAAATTTACATCGAAAGTTCCTGCTTTGTTGAATTGGCTAAGCATGCAATTGGCAGCGGGAACATCGACAGAACATCTGACGTTTGGCATCTCAAGGCGCTACTGCAAGCGGCGAAGGATGGAAAAGTTCAGATCTTGACAGCCACGCTAACCGTCGCAGAATGTCAACACGCAGAAGAGCCATCGAGCAGTGGAATCCCTTGTGATGCTGTCAAGGCGATTTTCAAAAACTTTCTGACCTCGGGACAGTATATAGCGCTAGTCCAGGATACGGTCCTTGTAGCTGAGCGGGCGCGCAACCTTCGATGGGCGCATGGCATCTGCATGAGTGGCCCAGATTCCCTGCACGCGGCCTCCGCGCTGGAAATGTCGTGCGATGAATTTCTCTCTTTTGATCGCCAATTCCATAAGCGCAAGAAGGAACTTGAAGTCCTCGCGATCCACGTCTGCATGCCTCGAAACACGACGTGCCTGCCTGACGAATACAGGCAAGAGAGTCTCTTGGAAACCCAAGACGAATAGGCCACGCGCGGGGGTCTGCCGCCGCCGCCCCCACGGGAGCCCAGGTAGCCATCCAGACGGTGGTCCTATATAGGGAGCCTATTTCTTCGTCTTGGACGAAGACTTCTAGAAGGCCTTTCAACCGCGCGCAGGCGTGAAGCAATCGTGTGACCAACGCGGATTAGCAGTTCCGAATCGGCTCAAACGGTCTCGGTAGCCATGGCCAGCCAATGGATACCGCTGAATCTCTCTTATTCGTAATCACTTGGTACTCGTGGGAACCATGGTAGCCATCATTGGCCTTGTTGTCTGCCAGGACGAAGAATTCATCGTCCCTATAAGGACCACCGCCCCAACGCGACGTGATTCGGGGTGCACTGGTAGGCATGGTATGCATGGTAGCCATCGCGCGATGTTTTGGCGTCGCGGAGCGCTCTCAACCAAAAGAAAACAAAGGCACTTTCCAGCACAAAAGCATTGATATCCCGTGTCGTTTTTGAGAGAATTGGAGCAGACGCGAAGTGCGTGTCGCTTCTGCGCCGTACGAGCGCCGGGACGCTCGTGAATCTCCTTCCCGCAGCGGTTCCTGCTACTCCACGTGTGCCCAAAAACATGAATACCTCGATTCCCGTCTACCAGGCCGACGGTAGTCTGTACGCCAGCGTTTCCGAACAACGGCTGGCGCGGCTGCAATCGGCAGGACTGGTGTCGCGCGTGGTGCGCCATCGTAAGGGCCACATCAACCGAGCGATTCTCTTCCTCCGACCTGGCGAACCGAAGCCGACGTCGGTCAGTTCCGTGATGGGTACCAGATACAGCTTCAAAGAGCTTCTGGACCACGGGCCTGCGTGGGACCTGAAGCGTCTTGGCGGCAACCGCGACGGGACGACTTATGCGCCGCCGGAGATGCGAACAGCTTTTCTCCAGGTGGTCGCGGACTGCTTGGTCATGTGAAAAGCCAGCGACGCAACATCGGTGGCGGTACATCGCCCGTGCTCGTGGGGCGGTTGTTCGGAACCCCAAGCCACCCGTTAAAGCCATAGGTACTTCCGGGCGCGCGGCGGCGGCGCGTTGAAGAGTAGCGCAAGTTCGCTAGCGTCAGGCGCAAAAAGGGGCGGTCAGGTGGTCAGCGGTCAGTGGCGGCCAGGGCGCGCCCGAGGCGGCGGGTGGACCAACCGGCCAACCCCGAGCCAAACGGCGCGACACGGGGCACCGGGGCGCGAAAGGGTGGCCGATTCCGGCGCGAGCCAGGCGAACGTCCAACGTTGGACTTTCTGTAGTTGTTCGTAAACCAATGGCGACACTTCCGGCAACGATAACGCCCGCGATGGCGCGGCGAATCGAGATTTGGCCGACCGACCGGCTGGTGCCGTACGCCAGGAATGCGCGCACGCACTCTGCCGAACAGATAGCGCAGATCGCGGCGTCCATCTTGGAGTTCGGCTTCACCAATCCGATCCTGGTTGACTCGATGGATGGGATCATTGCCGGCCACGGTCGTCTCCTGGCTGCTCGCAAATTGGGCCTCGCGGAGGTGCCGGTGGTAGTTCTGGACCATCTCAGCGAGACGCAGCGGCGGGCATACATCCTCGCAGACAACAAGCTCGCGATGAATGCCGGATGGGACGAGAAGATGCTCGCAAGCGAACTGCGCGAACTCGAAACAGACGGCGCAGACCTCGCGATCATTGGCTTCAGCGACGAGGAACTGGAGGCGCTGCTCGAAGACGGCGACGCGCCGCCTGAGGATGTGACCGATGAGGTCCCCGAACCGCCAGCCCAGCCGGTAACCCAGCCCGGAGACGTGTGGTTGATCGGGGCCCACCGCCTGATCTGCGGCGACTGCCGCGAGGGGGAAACCGTTCGCGCGCTATTCGCCGATGCGCTGGCCAACGTGGTCGTGACCTCACCGCCCTACGCGACGCAGCGCGAGTACGACGCATCGAGCGGCTTCAAGCCGGTTCGTCCGGATGAGTACGTCGCGTGGTTCGGCGCGGTCGCGGCTGGAGTCGAATCGATTCTGGCGCCCGATGGCTCCTACTTCCTCAACATCAAGGAGCACGCCGACGAAGGTGAGCGCGATCTGTACGTGATGGATCTCGTCATCGCGCACCGGCGGCAGTGGGGCTGGCGATTCGTAGACACGTTCTGCTGGCGCAAGACCGATAACGGCGTGCCTGGCGGCTGGGGAAATCGATTCAAGAACGCCTGGGAACCGGTGTTTCACTTCTGCCGCCAGCAGCAGATTAAGTTTCGGCCGCAGGCCGTGAGCCACGAGTCGGAGGACTGCTTCGACTACTCCCCGAACAATCCGAAATCAAACTCCGGGAGTGGCCTCCTGGGGACAGGCGCGCGGGGCGCGGCTGCGGACGGGGGGAAGAACCAGAGTGCGTGGCAGCGCAGCAGGAACAGTCTGTCCGACGATTCGGATGGCCGGCACACCGGACTGGCGCGCCCGAGCAACGTGATCGAGGTCAAGAGCGAGTCGAGTCAGGGTTCGCACTCCGCTCCGTTCCCGCGCGCGCTGGTGGAGTTCTTCTTGCTGGCGTACTCCGATGCCGGCGATGTGGTCTTCGATCCGTTCATGGGGAGCGGAACGACGATGGCCGCAGCGGCGTTGCTCGACAGGACCGGTTACGGCTGCGAGATCAGCCCGGCCTATTGCGATGTGATTGTGCGGCGGGTCATGAATCTGATCGGCGAGACGCCGATCCTCGCGGCCACTGGCGAGACGTTCGCCGCCGTCGCGGCGTCTCGCGGCGTCCCGGCAGACGAGGCCATGAATCCGAAGCAAAGCGATGCGCGGCGCATCCAGCACCACGGACCCAATCCGCACTACGGACCGAAGAGGAAAGCCCAGGCATGACGGCGAAATCGCGCACTACAAATCGGGAAGTCGCCGGCATCGGTGCAGCGTCTCCGCGCTTCCGCGACCTCGCCGTACAGATTTGGCCCATCGACAAGTTGATCCCGTACGCCCGGAACGCCCGGACGCATACGGACGAACAGGTGGCGCAGGTTGCCGCCAGCATCATCGAATTCGGGTGGACGAACCCGATCCTTGTCGGTGCCGACTGCGTAGTGATCGCTGGGCACGCCCGCCTGGCGGCTGCTCGACGCCTGCGCATGGATGAGGTGCCGGTCATTGTGCTGGATCACCTCTCTGAAACGCAGAGGCGCGCGCTCATTCTCGCGGACAACCGCCTGGCCATGAGCGCGGGATGGGATGAGGAGATGCTTCGGGTCGAACTCGAATCGCTGAAGGAGGACGCGTTCAATCTCGATTTGGTCGGCTTCACGGACGAGGAAGTCGAGGAGCTGCTCCGCGAACCGGAAACTACCCAGGACGGGTTGACCGATCCGGACGCGGTTCCGGCTGAGCAGGAGGCCATCGTCACGGTGCGCGGCGACGTATGGCTTCTCGACCAGCACCGGTTGCTCTGCGGGGACGCCACGCAGATGGCAGACATCGAGAAAGTCCTGGCTGGCGGGCTGGCCGACATGACGTTCACCGATCCGCCGTACAACGTCGCGTATGAAGGCAAGACGGCGAAGAAGCTCACCATCGACAACGATGCTCTCGGCGGCAAGTTCTATGAGTTCCTGCGGGACGCCTCGGCCAACATGCTCGCGGTGACGAAGGGCGCCATCTACATGTGCATGTCCTCGTCGGAGCTGCACACGCTCTACCGGGCGTTCTCCGACGCCGGAGGTCACTGGTCCACCTTCGTGATCTGGGCCAAGCACCATTTCACTCTGGGCCGGTCGGACTACCAGCGGATGTACGAGCCGATCCTGTATGGCTGGCGCGACGGGACACAGCACTTCTGGTGCGGCGACCGGAACCAGGGCGACGTATGGTTCATCAAGCGGCCCATGGCGAATCTGGAGCACCCCACCATGAAACCGGTGGAGCTCGTCGAGCGTGCGCTCCGCAACAGCAGCAAGACCCGCGACACGATCCTCGATCCGTTCGGCGGGTCGGGGACGACGCTGATCGCGTGCGAGCGCGCCAACCGCCAGGCGCGCGTCGTCGAACTCGACCCGAAATACTGCGACGTGATCGTGCGCCGCTGGCAGGATTACACGGGCGGCAAGGCGGTTCTCGATGGCGGCGGAACTTTCGATGATGTTGCACTGGAGCGATTAAAGAATGCGGTTTGAATCGAACGGTGCCACAAGGAGATTGCGGCAATCGAAGCGGAGATCCGCGCCGGGAATCCCGACCTTCAAGGCCTGTGCCTGGCTCTCTCGGACTGGTCGGCGGAGTTGCGGATCATTAAAGACGAGCAACGCCGCCTGCGGCGAGGCGGCGATTGGCAAGCTCTGTGGAACTGCGGGGAGGGTTCTACTTCAGCAGGCGGCGAGCCGTAAAAAAAGCCGCCCGTTTCCAGGCGGCTGATTGGGAGGCAAGCTTGCCTACTTGGCAACGCGGTATGTCCGCTCGCCGGCTTCGTTCTTGGTGGACTCGACCGTGAGGCCCATTTTCTTGGTGAGGTTTCCGCTGATGAAGCCCCGGATGCTGTGGTTCTGCCAGTCGGTGGCCTTGGCGATCTCGGCCATCGTCGCGCCCTTGGGGCGGCGCAGGAGGTCCAGGATGATGTTCTTTTTCGAGAACTCGCGCGGCACCTTGGCCTCTTTCACTTTGGCGGCCTTCTTGCTGGCGACCTTCTCCTTGGCCTGCTTCTTCGGCGCGGCCTTGGCTTGCTTGGCGGCTTTCTTCGCGCCCTTGTTGGCCTTGGGCGCGCCCTTCTTCTGGCTGGCAGCCTTCTTCGAGGCGGCCTTCTCCGGCGCGACCTGCGCGCCCTGTTCCGCAACGGCGGCGGTTTCGGTGGTGTTGGTAGCTTCTGCGTTCTTCATGGTGGTGTTTATCCTTCTGGCGGTTGATCCGCGCATGACGATTCATCACTCCGGTGGCCCCGGAAGGCAAGGGCTTATTTCGGGAATAAAAACATGCCAGTAATGAGCCAGCGGGCGTACTCCCGACAGCGCGGAGTCTCGGCGAGCACCGTCCAGAAGGCAATCGCGTCTGGTCGCATCCACACCTTGCCCAACGGCCAGATCGATTCCGAGATTGCCGACGCCGAGTGGGCGCGCAACACCCAAACCCAAGCGCCACCCGTGGACCGGCGCGGCCAGCCACCGGAAGACGACGCGGAGGTCTTTGGCGCGTCGCAGTATACGAAAGCGCGGGCGGTGCGCGAACACTACCAGGCGCGCCTCGCCAAGATCGATTACGAGGAACGGATCGCGAAGCTCGTCTCGGGTGAAGAGGTCCAGGTCGCCGCCTTCAATAAGTTCCGGCAATTCCGCGACGCGATGATCAACCTCCCCGACCGCCTGGCGGCGATGCTTGCCGCCGAGACCGTAGAGACCACGGTGCATGCGCTCCTCACGATTGAGATCCGGAAGGCCCTGAATGATTTTGCCGACGAATCTAACGGCTGAAGAGATCTACGGTGCAGCCGCCGCGGCTGGCGCGCGGCCGGACCCGCTGCTCACCATTTCGCAGTGGGCCGACCGCTACCGCTGGCTCTCGCAACGTGCGTCCGCTGAGCACGGTCGCTGGCGCACGGAGCGAACGCCCTATTTGCGGGAGATCATGGATTGCCTTTCGCCCATGTCGCTCATCGAGCGTACGGTGTTCATGAAGGGCGCGCAGATCGGCGGTACGGAGTGCGGCAACAACTGGATGGGCTACATCATCCACCAGGCGCCGGGGCCGATGATGGCGGTGCAGCCCACCGTCGAGATGGCCAAGCGCAATTCGAAGCAGCGCATCGATCCGCTGATCGAAGAGTCGGAAGTCCTGCGGAAACTCGTCCGCGATCCGAGGTCGCGCGATTCGGGCAACACGGTTCTGTCGAAGGATTTTCCGGGGGGCGTGCTGGTGATGACCGGCGCGAACAGCGCTGTCGGCCTCCGGTCGATGGCGGCGCGATATCTTTTCCTCGACGAGGTGGACGCTTACCCAGGTGATGTGGAGGGCGAGGGCGACCCGATCACGCTGGCGATGGCGCGCACGCGGACGTTCGCGCGCCGCAAAGTGTTTCTGGTATCGACACCGAAGATCA